AGGGTCTGCTGGGGCATCAAAGAAGAAAGAATATCTCATTGAATAGAGATAAACTGGCGAGCAGCGACACTCAGTAGATAAGTTATAACTATTTACTGGAGAACAACATGAAACATTTAATCCACATATTGGAAAAAAATGAAGACGTTGCCGAGACCTTAAAAACTGCTACATTGAGCATTATTATTACATTGTTAATTTTAGGATTAGCACCAGCAATAATGATAGCTCAAGCATCCAGTTTTTAGGTTTCATTGACAATCATGCGGGGGTAAGAAATTACCCCCAACCTTTTGAAAATAACGGTGTACATTCACCGTAAACTATGGTATAATATACATTATGTTACAATTCTACACTAACGTTTCTCGTTACGGCAATCAAATTCTACTCAGAGGATATGACCACGGAAGACGTATCGAAAAACGAATCAAATACGAACCAATACTTTTTACATCAACTAATCTTCCAACAAAATGGAAAGCACTTGATAGCGCACCTGTGGGTGTAGCAAATGCTGGTAAAAGATTTGAATCAATGAGAGCAGCCAATGAATACGTAAATGCAAACAAAGGCGTATCAGGCAAAAAGATTTATGGTAATACAAAATACATTCCAGCATTTATAAACGATTACTATCCTGGTGATATTGAATTCAATCGAAATAAAATTAATGTATGTACAATTGATATTGAGGTTGCATCTGATGATGGATTTCCAGAGCCAGAAAAAGCAGACCATAAGATTACAGCAATTTGTATGAAAAGCAATATTGGTGGAACTTATTACGTGTGGGGTTTAGGTGATTATGATTCTGAAAAATCTCTTATGAAAGACCACATGGTAGTATATCGTAAGTTTGACCGTGAAGATGATTTGCTTATAAACTTCATTACACATTGGTCTTCTCAACAACACAGTCCTGATGTTGTAACTGGTTGGAACTCAAGATTCTTTGATATTCCATATCTAGTAAATCGTATCAATCGTATGCTTGGTGAAACCTATGTAAAAAGACTCAGTCCGTGGGGATTAGTTGATAGACAAGAAATTACTAAGATGGGTAGAACTCAAACAGCATACGAACTTAAAGGTATATCACAACTTGATTACCTTGACCTATTTAAAAAGTTTGGTTACTCTTATGGTCCGCAAGAATCATATAAACTTGACCATATTGCACATGTCGTATTAGGAGAAAAGAAACTATCCTATGAAGAGTATTCGAACCTACATACACTATATAAACACAATCATCAAAAGTTTATTGATTATAATATTAAAGACGTAGAGTTGGTTGACCGTATCGAAGACAAACTCGGTTTGATTACTTTATGTATGACAATGGCTTATAAAGGTGGTGTAAACTATAATGACACATTTGGTACTACAATGATATGGGACACAATCATATATCGTAGACTATATGCAAACAATATTGTAGTTCCTTTCGTAGAAGATAAAGTAAAAACGAACTATCCAGGTGGCTTTGTAAAAGAACCACAGGTAGGAATACATGATAATGTCGTATCGTTTGACTTAAACTCTCTTTATCCTTCTATCATTATGCAATATAATATGTCACCTGAAACAATATCAGAAGGTGAGATTACACAATTCGATATCGAAAATGTTCTAACTAAATCCGTAAGACCTGATAATCGTGGCAAAGCTCTTGCCGCGAACGGGCAGTATTTTCGAACTGATAAGCCTGGCATTATTCCATTCATTATTGATGAGATGTATAAAGAACGTGTTGGCATAAAACAAGAAATGATTACTGCACAAAAAGAATTGCAAAAGGTAGATAAAAATGACAAACAAGAAATGTATCGTATTGAAAGAGATATCGCAATTGCCGAGAATAGACAAATGGCTATTAAGATTCTTCTTAACAGTTTGTATGGTGCTCTTGGTAATCGCTATTTTAGATTCTTCGACCAAAGAATCGCAGAAGCAATTACCCTTACAGGACAACTTACAATTCGATGGGCTGAATATTCACTTAATGCCTATCTCAATCGAGTGCTTAAAACTTCAAAATGGAAAGACTTTGTTATTGCAATCGACACCGATTCGTTGTATGTATGCTTAGATGATTTTGTACAAAAGTTTAAACCTGAAAATACAATCGACTTTCTAGATAAAGTTTGTAATGACGCATTAGAAGCAGAACTTGAAAAGTCTTATAGTCAACTATATGATATACTTGGTGGTGTAGATAATCGTATGGTAATGAAACGTGAAGCAATTGCTGACCGTGCTCTTTGGACTGCAAAGAAAAGATATATTATGAATGTTCATGATAACGAAGGTGTAAGATATGCTGAACCTAAATTAAAGATTATGGGTATTGAAGCAATCAAATCTTCTACACCTGAACCATGTCGAGATGCTCTCAAAAAAATGTTTAAAGTCATAATGAAAGAAGATGAAAAAACAGTACAAGAAGCAATCGAAAAGTTCAAAGGCTATTTTAAAACTCTTGACCCAGACCAAATTGCTTTTCCAAGAGGTGTAACACAAGTTCGTAAATGGCAAGATAGAAATTCGCTTTATAAAAAAGGTACACCAATTCATGTTCGTGGTTCTATTCTATATAATAAACTAATCGAAGACATGCAACTTAAAAAGAAATACGAACCAATTAACAATGGCGAAAAGATTAAGTTCTTATATCTTCGTCAACCAAATTCAATTCATGAAAATGTTATTGCTTTTCCAGATTATCTTCCAGAAGAGTTTGGCTTACGCAAATACATCGACCATGAGCTACAGTTTCAAAAAACATTCCTTGACCCAATCGAGCCAATCCTCGACGCAGTGGGTTGGACATCGAAAGAAGTCGCAAGCCTCGAGGATTTTTTTGGATAAAACAGTGTACATTTACTTAAAAATGTGGTATAATATATACAACTATGGAGAAAAATATGAAATTAGTTAGATTGTCCTCAGGAGAGGAAGTAATCGGTAAAGTAAGAGAAAGCGAAAATTCAATTGTTATTAAAGATGGCTATTCACTTATTCCTGCCGGAGAAGGTAAGATAGGCTTTATGCCGTTTATGGCTTATACAAAAGCAAAGGAAGGTATCTTAATTGATAGAAAGTTTGTTGTCTTTATTGTAGAACCAGTTGATGAATTAGTCGACCAGGTAAGACAAATGGATAGTGGAATCGTAACAGCAAAATCAGGAATTATTACATGAGCAAAGACTGGGTAAAAGATATATCCGATATGCAATACAAATATGGCGTAAAGTCATGGATGCATAACAATAAAGAAGATGCTGAAAAACTACGTAAGTATCTTGAATTTAGAGTTAAGTTTATAAGAGAAGAACTAATGGAAACAGAAGCAGCTCTTACACATAATGACCCAGAAGAAATTGTCGATGGTCTTATTGATATATGTGTTGTTGCTATTGGTACTCTTGATGCATTTGGTATTGACTCATACAAGGCGTGGGATGAAGTACTTAAAGCAAACCTATCAAAAGAAGTAGGTGTAAAAGAATCAAGACCAAATCCACTAGGATTGCCGGACTTAATAAAACCAGAAGGTTGGGAGGCTCCTTCACACGAAGGAAATCATGGTAAGTTTAACGATATTTGATAGCATATACGATAACAAAACAGATAAGCGTATGAATTATACAAGCTTCGACGAGTTCGAGGCTATTCTATATAAGCTATCTGAATCAACCAAATATCCAACAAAAAAAGATGCTCCACTCATAAGTCCTGCAGTATATATCCCCGATACAACAAGGGCTAATGACAACGTCACAGCATGGGGCAGCTTCGGGATTCTTGATATAGATGACTTTGACGGTAAGATGCATGACATCGAAGAGAAATACTCTCAATATCGATATGTCTGTTATTCAACTGCATCATCAACAGTTGAGAATCCCAAATTTAGATTAGTGTTTCCACTAACACAAGCTGTAATGAAAGATGATATCAAACATTTTTGGTATGCATTAAATAAAGAGATTGGCGATATTGCTGATGCTCAAACAAAAGATTTAAGTCGTATGTATTATGTACCAGCTAAATATAAGAATAGTTTTAATTTTATATTCTCACATGCTGGTGAAATAATGAATCCTGAAACACTCATGAATAAACATCCTTATGTCAAACCTAATCAAACAATGTTCGATAGATTTCCACCTGCAATACAAAAAGCTTTGCTTGAAAGAAAAAGAAATGAATTGAACAATACTAATTTTACATGGACATCTTATCGCGATTGTCCTTTTGTAAATAAAAAACAAATAGACGAATACAAAGGAATCACCGGCACAGGTTGGTATTCTAAAATGTATCAAATCATGTTAACAACAGCTGGCAATGCAATGTCAAGAGGTTATCCAATTACATCAAAAGAAATCGAATATATCTGTAGAGATTTAGATATTGATACAGGTGGTTGGTATGGTAAAAGAGATTTAGAAAAGGAGGCAGCACGAGCTATTGAGTTTGTGTTTAAAAATAATATATGAATAAAGAAACACACCCATTTAAAGCGTTTTTATATGGAATGGGATTTGGCGCATTATTAATGTTTATATTACTGTTGCCAGGTCAAGTAAAAGCGAGTGATGCAAACAATGATATTTATTGTATGGCACAAAACATTTATTTTGAAGCTGGTAATCAACCATTAGCAGGAAAGATTGCAGTAGCTCAAGTAGTTCTTAATCGATTAAAACATCCTAATTACCCAGCGACAATGTGTGATGTCATATATCAAGCAAAGTGGAAAAAAAATTGGAAAGGTAATATGGTACCAATAAGAAATCAATGTCAGTTTAGCTGGTTTTGTGATGGTAAATCAGATGACCCTGTGGATAGTCCTACATGGCTTTTATCATTACATGTTGCAAGAGATGTAGTACAAAGTAGGTATGATGATATAACAGAAGGTTCTACTCATTACCACAACGATTCAATTCATCCATATTGGGCTGATTCACTTAATGAAACGGTTATTATTAATAACCATATATTTTATAAATAGGAGATAGAACATGAAAATGTTAGGAAATAACGTACTAATAACTGAAGTACAAGAAGAAAATCAATCATCAGGAGGTATTATACTTACTGATTCAATTGATAATGCAAGTAAACCAGGCTTAGTTTTAGCTGTATCATATAGAGCTTTAGGTCCAATAATGACAGGATATAGAGTATATTTAGATTGGTCAAAAGCTATGCCAGTAAATGTTGATGGAAATGCAGCAGTTATAATAGATGCTGAACATATCAAAGCGGTTATAAGCGAAGAATAATGATAGAAGAACAATATAAAGAATGGTTAAGTGAAGTTTCTTTTGCAAAAAATGAATTTATAAAAGAAAGAACTGATTGGCAAGCAAAAGGTATTATTGCTAATAAGAAAAAAATGAATGATAAAAGACCTGATGAGGTTATATATCGTAATACATGGGATTCAGTTGCATGCGAAATAGGTATTTCAAATATGATTGAATCTTCTTATTTGAATGAACAGGAGTTTGATTTTAGAGACCCATCTACGTATGCTTGGGATATATATGAAAAGTTATTAGAACATCATATAGAAATTAAGTGGATGAGCTTAGAATCTAAATGGTGGTCTTTTACGACTGGAATGTATATGAAAATCAAAAAGAATATTACAAGAGGTTATCCGGATTCAATTGTGGTAGCTACACATATACCTGATATAAAAGCAGATGGAAGTAAAGTTTATCCTAGATTAGTTATAAATCCACACACCTTTGAAAAATATATTAGACAGTCTAAATTTAACAACTACAAACCTTATTATTATGACCACATGACAGCATCAAGAGATGAAGAATGCCATATATTTCATAGTGAAATAAATGAAAAAAACAGTGTACAATAGTTTAAAACTGTGGTATAATATAACTATTAATAAATTATGGAGATACTATGAAAGAAAGCTTAAGAGTACTGCAAGAATGTGCAGAATTACAAACTAAAAAATCAAACGATTATCAAAATCAAGAATCTAATGTAACTCAAGCAATGCATTATCGTAGAGGTGTCGATAGTATACATGACATCATCAACGGTAAAATGTTACGTGCCCAATCATTACTCGAAGCTGGTACACATGGTGAACCTAACTTTGAATCTCTTGAAGATACCTATAAAGATATGATTAACTATGCATCGTTTGCAGTATCATATATGCGTGGTCAAATGGAAGGCCAAGATTCAACAAGAGATATGTTCAACAGGAAGGTAAATAATGCAGACGACTAAAGATATCGCAGAGATATTTATTAATGCTCTTGAAAGCAAACAGTTTACTAAAGATAAAACTGGCTGTAGAACAATCGAAATATTAGGTGCGTCTTTTCTTGCTGATAAGCCGTCAATATTTGGCGATGTAAATCAAACATATGTTGATGCAGAAATAAAATGGTATGAATCTCGTTCCACTAATGTTAACAAACTTGCAGAATGTTATGGTACTAAAAAAGCTCCAGTTGCTTGGTTATATTCAGCTAATGATTATGGCGAAATTAATTCTAATTATGGTAAGCTTATTTTCGGTAAGAAATACTTTAAACAATATAAAAGAGTTCTTGAAGAATTATCTGAAGTAAACCCTGATTCACGTAGAGCTTCTATGATTTATCAAAGACCAAGTATTTGGCATGAGTTTAACGAAGACGGTAAAAATGATTTTATCTGTACAAATGCAGTAACATATTATATTCGTGATAATAAACTACATTGTGTAGTTCAAATGCGTAGTAATGATGTTGTGTTTGGTTATAAGAATGATTTTGCTTGGCAGCATTATGTTCTTAACAAACTAAGAAATGACTTGTACTATGTTGGATATAAACTCGATGAAGGTGATATCTATTGGCAAGTACAAAACTTACATGTATATGAGAGGCATTTTGACCTTGTTAAATAAGTGGGATAAAAGATTTCTTAGTATTGCATCTGAAATATCTACATGGAGCAAAGACCCAAGTAGAAAGATAGGTGCAATTGCAGTAAGAAATAGAAAAATATTATCTACAGGATATAATGGATTTCCTAAAGGTATTGAAGATAGCGAAGAAAGATATAACAATAGAGAAATAAAGTATCAATATGTTGTGCATGCTGAAATGAACTGTATATACAATGCTGCAGAAAATGGAATATCACTAAGAGATTCTACTTTATACATTTACGGTTTACCAGTTTGTGGTGATTGTGCACTAGGCATTATACAAGCTGGAGTATCAAGAGTTGTTTCAATATCAGAAGGAACTCCAGATAGATGGATAGAAGCAATAGGAAAAACAAATGAAATATTTAAAGAAGCTGGAGTGGAATATGAGTTCTCAGAAGTTTGACCCAAAAGAAATACAAAATTCTACACGTATATATAAGAGTGCGACACCAAAATATACGATTGATTGGTATATTAAATGGATAGCATCTGTGTTTGTATTAGCAGGAATGTCAATACGAGGAGTAGATGGATTTCAATTTTATGATTTAATATTTTCAATTATTGGCGTAACACTTTGGACAGTTGTTGCAGCTTTATGGAAAGATAGAGCTTTATTATTATTAAATGGAGTAGGAGTAATGTTTCTAATACGAAACTTAATTCAATCAATATGAGATTAGATTATAAAGAAAAAGGCAAGATAGGTATTACATTTTCATGTTTTGATTTATTACATGCAGGTCATGTTACAATGTTAGAAGAAGCCAAAAGACATTGTGATTATTTAATTGTAGGATTACAAACTGACCCGACCATCGATAGACCAGATAAAAACAAACCAATTCAATCAATAGTTGAAAGACAAATACAATTAGCAGGATTAAAATACGTAGATGAAATTGTCACGTATCAATCTGAAGAAGATATTATTGACTTACTTCTTACGTTACCAATTAGTGTAAGAGTAGTAGGTGAAGATTATAAAGGCAAAGACTTTACTGGTAAAGAGCTTTGTATACAACAGAAAATTAAAATCATATATAATAGTAGGAAACACAGTTTTAGTACTACAAGTTTGAGGGAAAGATTAAATGAAAATAGCAATAACAGGAAGTGATGGTTATATAGGTCAATGCCTAGTAGAAAAATTAAAAGATACAGAACATGAATTACTTTGTATTGATATGAATGAAGACCATAGACATCCTGCAGGTATAAATGAAGTAAAACATAGAGCTTCTGAAACTTATTGGAATATTCGTAATACTCCAAATCATGGTGGACTACCTTGGCATTGGATAAACTTTGATTGTGTAGTACATTTAGGAGCATTAGTAAAAGTAGGAGAGAGTGTTAAAAGACCGTGGGACTACTATGATACAAATGTAAATGGCACAAAGAAAGTCATTGAAGCTTTTCATGGTGCTAAGTTTATATTTGCTTCTACCGGTGCAGCATTTGACCCAACATCTCCGTATGCCAGGTCTAAAGTTGCTGCTGAAGATATTGTAAAAGAAATGTGTGATGAATATACAATCTTTCGTTTCTTCAACGTAGGTGGAGGACAACCAACAAATCCTGAAGGTTTATACGCAGCAACAATGAATGCATGTGAATCAGGAACGTTTACAATTCATGGTAACGATTATAATACAAAAGATGGAACATGTGTAAGAGATTATGTTCATGTAGATGATTTATGTGATGCGATTATAAAAGCAATTCATGAACCAGGAGCTAATTCAGATTATGAACCACTAGGTTCTGGTAAGTCCTATACAGTTTCTGAATATGTAAATGCTTTCTTAGAAGTCAATGGTCCTAAATTTAAAGTAGAATATGGTCCAAGAAGAGAAGGAGATAATGAATCAAGTGAGGTACCATTTATGAGTAAGTTTATGAGCCCTCAAAAAACACTAGAGGATATAGTTAAATTATGAAGATATTAATTACAGGAATGAATAAGAATCAAACAACAAAAGATTTTTATTTAAGACAACAATTAAAAGTTGTACCATCTCACTATTCGTTAATACGATGTTTAGAAGATATGGGTTATGAAGTAGAACAAAGATTAGTCAAGATTGGAGAAGACTTAAGTGATTACGATAAAGTCATATGTTTTCTTGCTTCACCAAGACAAGCATTACAACTTGCATTTTATAATGGACTATGGGCAATACATTCTACACCAAAAGAAAATTTAGTTCTTGCAATGGATGATTGGCAAACAGAAGATATCTTTAAAGGTATTCAATCATGTAAAGATAAAGAATCTCTTTTAAAAGAATTTACAATTGGTCAAAACAAAATGACTGACCCTGATATGTCATATGAATTACTTGAACCACATACACAAACATTATTAGATGCAGTTAACTTCATTGGTTCAAAACAAGCACCAATGCTATTATCAGTGTTTATGGGCGGCGATATGACAAAGCTTATCGATTATCCAAAAGATTTATTAGTCGGTTATGACCCAAATCCATATCATAGAAACAGAGCACCAGGTAATAGAGGTGATGTTGAAATTGAAGATATGGAATTCATGGAACAACAAATGATGCCAACAATTGAAGAAGATACTGTGGTGCCAGAAGATAAACTAAAGTGTTTTAACTTTGCTTCATTAGTACAAGGTAAAACTAAAAGATGGTTAAAGCAACAAAATGTAACTGATTGGGACATTGAATTCTTTGGCTCAAGAAAAGAAAAGCAAAGAAGATTAGTTGAAGGTGATATGTGTAAAGTATATGCAGAACAATGGGGAAGTCTTATGCCAGGTTATCATCATGCTGGTTCAGGCTGGTGGAGAGCAAGACCTTATCAAGTTGCAGATGCTGGCTCTATTCTAATAGGTGAATATGATGAAATGTTTTTATTATATGGCGATGAAGAACTTGCTAATCTTACTGCAAGAGACCTAGAAATAAGTAATATAAATAAACTTACAATATTAGCAAAAAGACAAAGAGATGCTCTATATGAAAGACATCCACTTGATAAAGAGAAACAACAAAAAGAATTGAAAGTTATATTATGAGAATATTAATCGTAGGAGCCGGATTCTCCGGTGCTGTGATAGCAAGAGAATGTGCAGCAGCAGGTCATTTAGTAAAAGTAATCGATAAGAGAGACCATATAGGCGGTAACGCTTATGATTATACTGATTCAAATGGAATACGTATACACAAATATGGACCACATTTATTTCACACAAATAACGAAAAGGTAGTGCAATGGCTATCACAATTTACTGAATGGGTTCCATATCAACATAAAGTCAAAGCACAATTAAATGATGGAACTTATGTTACATTACCGGTAAATAAAGAAACAAAAAAGATTGTAGGTGAAGAGAATGTGTTAGATATTTTCTTTCGACCATACACAAAAAAGATGTGGGGCAAAACACTTGATGAATTAGACCCATCAATTATAAATCGTGTACCTATTCGTGATGATGACAATGAGTTATACTTTCCAAATGATGAATATCAAATGATGCCAAAGAATGGTTATACAGAAATATTTAAGAATATATTTAATCATTCAAATATTGAAGTAGAATGTAATGTAGAGTTTCATCAATCAATGGAAGAAGAATACGATTATGTATTTAATTCAATGCCAATTGACATGTACTTTAACTATGATTATGGTGAACTTCCATATCGTTCAATTAAGTTTCATAATGTTACACTTCAACAACCAAAAGTATTACCTACAGGAACAGTAAACTTTACGCACGATGGTCCATATACAAGAGTTACTGAATGGAAGAATATTCCAGCTCATGGCAAAAATGATTATACAACAGTTCTTACATACGAAGAACCATGCGACTATAAAGATAATAACTATGAAAGATATTATCCAGTAAAAGATTTAGAAGGAGCAAATAGAGAAACATACAAAAAATATAAAGATAAAGTCAATGAAGATAAGATGACTTTTATTGGAAGATGTGGAATGTATGTTTATGTTGATATGCACCAGGCGATTAGTTCTGCTTTGGCAACTGCAAGGAGATTTTTAGACAAATGAATTATGCAAGTATTGTACCATTAATAGGTGGTGAAACCATTGCAATGGAAAACGTGTTTGGTCAAAGACCAGATTATATGTTAACCTTTGATGGATTTCAAGCAAATGAAACTCATTTAAATAATTACTATAAACATGAAGTACCTTACTTAAATTTATCAGAAGGAAAGAAACATCCTCATAGTGTAGATGTTATTAATACAGTTTGTCCTTGTGCAGGTTTAAGTTCTTTAAGTCCATCTGCTTCAAGCAACAATCCAATGAATGAATGGATGTATACATCAGCAGAATATATATTAAATAAAGTACAACCTAAAGTTTTCTGGGGAGAGAATGCACCAAGATTAGCAAGTAAAATGGGAGAGCCAGTTGTAAAGAGACTGAGAAAAATTGGAGAGGAGAATGGATATACGTTTAGTATATTTAAAACAAAATCATTATTACATGGTTTAAGTCAAGTAAGAGATAGAACATTTTATTTCTTTTGGAAAGATGATAGAATACCATTATTTGATTATATACAAGAACAACCTACAATGATTGCTGATGATATACGTGCAGTAAAAAGATGTGATAATGACCCAATGAGTCGAATACTTTGTAATGAAAAGAAACCATCTGAAGAACCGTATTATCGGTATGTACTTGAAGTATTAGAAGGTGGAATATCACATAGTGAGTTTCAAGATAAAATAGAAAAGACAACAAACCCTATGGATTACATAGAGGAAAGAACAACATATAAAGAAGTAGCGCAATGGATGAGAGAAAATGGCTATGAAAGTATGGCAAAGAAATGTGATAGGCAATATCATAAGCTAAAAGCTGGTGGTAATATCATGAGAAAAACCACAGAGATTCCTAAAGATAAAATAGGAGCTTTTGTAGGTCATATGCCAACTATGTTGACTCATCCAGATGAGGATAGATATCTTACAGTAAGAGAAGCTCTATCACTTATGAAATTACCTTTTGACTTTATATTATTAAACCCTAAGAGGTCACTTAATCATATATGTCAAAACGTACCTGTTACCACTGCAGAACATCCAGCAAGAATGGTACAGAAATATTTAAACAATGATTTAGATATGATTGATACAAAGTTTATGGTTCAAGATAATAAAAAAAGAACCTACGAATATGAAAAAAACAGTGTACAATTGTCTGAATTTATGGTATAATATACATATTAAAATAAAAAACTAGGAGTGACTATATGCCAAGTATTGATTTAAGGCCAAAGCCAAATCGAAACAAACGAGATAAGCGACCACAAAAGGAAATGCCTTTTGATATTGCTTTAAGAAAATTTAAAAAGGCCTGTGAGAAAGCAGGTATTGTACAAGAAGTACGAAATAGAGAGTTCTATGAAAAACCTACTGCTAAAAGAAAAAGAAAAAAAGCAGAAGCTGTTTCAAGAGCTCGTAAACTACAACGCATAAATGATGCATACAACAGGCCGTCAAAAGCCAGGAGAAGATAATTATGTCTATAATGGATAAATTAAAAAAGAATAGTAAAGTAAAAGAAACTGCTATTCTTTCAAAGTCGAAATTATTCGCTGAAAAAGATATCATTACAACAGACGTGCCAATGGTTAATGTTGCATTGTCAGGCGATATTGAGGGTGGACTAACATCAGGACTTACAGTTCTAGCAGGTCCATCTAAACATTTTAAAACTTCATTTGCTTTACTAATGGGTGCTGCCTATTTAAAACAACATGAAGATGCAGTAATGCTTTTTTATGATTCAGAGTTTGGGTCACCTCAATCTTATTTCGAATCATTTGGTATTTATACATCAAGAGTATTACATACACCAATCACAGATGTCGAACAGTTAAAGTTTGACTTAGTGGGCCAACTCGAAAATATCGAAAGAGGAGATAAGGTCATAGTTGTTATTGATTCTATTGGTAACCTTGCCTCTAAGAAAGAGTTGGAAGATGCTCTTAATGAAAAGTCAGTCGCTGATATGACAAGAGCTAAAGCATTAAAGGGATTATTCAGAATGGTCACTCCTTATCTTACTATGAAGAATATCCCTTTACTTGCTGTGAACCACACTTATCAAGAAATTGGATTATTTCCTAAAGCAGTTGTTTCAGGCGGTACAGGTATCTATTACTCAGCTGATAACATTTGGATTATTGGAAGACAACAAGATAAAAAAGGTACAGAGATTCAAGGATATCACTTTGTAATCAATGTAGAGAAATCAAGGTTTGTAAAAGAAAAATCTAAAGTGCCAATCTCAGTATCATGGGAAGGTGGTATCGAACAATATAGTGGTCTGTTAACAGTTGCAATGGCAGGTGGATATGTAACAAAACCAAATGTTGGTTGGTATGCTGCTGTTGATATGAAGACAGGTGAAATACTAGAACCAAAAGTAAGAGAAAAAGATACTCTAAAGAAAAAGTTCTGGGAACCAATCTTTAAAGATACAGATTTTAAAGAATTTGTCAAAACATATTATTCAATTGGCCATAGACCAATGATTGATATTGACCTTGACCTTGAAATGGAAAGCTAATGTATACAGTAACTGATAAAGATTACTCAATCGTAGAACACGAGAATAGTGCTTTTTATGGTGTAAAGTTAAAGACAGGAACATGGAAAGATGTAACTGTAATATACGGACAAGTAGGTATTAAAGAAGATGAAAATCTAGATATGGCTACACTAAGTTTTAACTACACAGTACAAGACCCAGCTGATTTTAATATAGATGAATTAAATAAAGATGAACCTTTTAAAAATTATCTTGGTGCAGTATTACAATATATAATAACAGATAGTTTAGAAAATGGAGGACATATTGGAGAATCAACTACCGACACACATACTCAATCATCTACTTAATAACGAAGATTATTGTAGAAGAGTAGTACCTTATCTGAAGCCAGATTATTTTGAAGGTACATATAGAACGGTATTCGACCTGATTGTCAGATTTGTTGGTAAACATAATAAGTTGCCAACATCCAAAATTTTAGACCTTGAGTTAAAGAAAATAAATGCACCTGAAGATATATTAAATAATGCTTCCAGGTTAATCAATGAAATTGCTACTAAATCAGATATCGATACTGATTATCTATTAGATGAATCTGAAAAGTGGTGTAAAGAAAGAGCAGTATATAATGCCATCATGGATTCAATACAAATTATTGATGGCAAAGATAAAGAACGAAGTGAAGGTGCTATACCTGAAATACTTTCAACAGCTTTAGGTGTTTCTTTCGATGAAGCAATAGGTCATGATTATATTGATAACTCAGAGGAAAGGTTTGAATTTTACAATCGTAAGGAAGATAGAATACCATTCGATTTAGATTATTTTAATAAAATAACAAAAGGTGGTCTACCTAATAAGACACTTAATATTGCCTTAGCCGGAACAGGTGTAGGTAAGTCATTGTTCATGTGTCATTGTGCAGCTGGCGTTCTAAGTCAAGGAAAGAATGTTTTGTATGTGACAATGGAAATGGCTGAAGAAAGAATTGCAGAAAGAATTGATGCGAATCTAATGAACTTACCAATTGAATCTCTTGGGTCTTTACCTAAGAATGTATTTGATGATAAGATTGGAAAGATTGCAAAAGCATCAGTAGGTAAACTTATAGTAAAAGAATATCCTACAGGTTCTGCACATACAGGTCATTTCAGGGCTTTACTCAATGAATTAAGATTGAAAAAGAACTTTAGTCCTGATATGATATATATTGACTATTTAAATATTTGTGCATCAAGTCGTATGAAAGGCATGGGCGGAAGTATAAATAGTTATACTTATATAAAAGCTATAGCGGAAGAACTCCGTGGTTTAGCTGTGGAATTCAATGTACCGATAGTATCGGCAACTCAGACCACGAGGTCTGGTTTCAGTAATACTGATGTTGGTCTAGAGGATACATCTGAATCATTTGGTTTACCAGCAACGGCTGATTTAATGTTTGCTCTTATATCAACAGAGGAACTTGAAGAATTAGGCCAGATAATGGTAAAACAATTGAAGAATCGTTATAACGACCCGACGAAATATCGCAGGTTTGTGGTAGGCGTCGATCGTTCCCGCATGAAACTATATGATGTAGAGGAGTCGGCTCAATCAGACATTATGTCAGACATGGTGCCAGATAAGCCGATTAACAAGTTTGGTGAACGCGAAAGCAATGACTCGTTTGCTGACTTTAAAATATAAAGGAGAACTATATGAATATGTTAAATAACGCAAAAGCTTGGGTAATGGCAAGATGGTCAGAAAGAACATCTTGGGACGGCGGACTTATTGTCGGTCTATCATTATCTTACCTACTATTAGGTGGCTTAGTTGACTTAGTAGCTTGGGTAGCCCTTGCTTATGGTATTTACACTTTTGTAAAAAAGGAAGTATAATAACCTTTTAATAATGACAATTCGTGGGGGAGTTTCATACTCCCCTTTTATTCAAAAATATATATAAAATTTATATACTTTTTTTCACAAAAAGGGTGTACATTTGCGATGTACTATGGTATAATATAACTATAAATTGATAAGGAGAATATAAATGTCACATCACATAAACGAACAAATCCTCGAAAGAATTGCAGAGGATGTAGAGCAAATGTCCACTAGCCAAATTCTAAGAGAATTAGATGGTGGAATGAAACCAGGTATTTGTGAATCCTGGGATATGAGAGTTGGAATGACCGACAGAAACTGGGCTGTAGAATCTTTAATAACTAAAAGATTCGAAGCTATGCCGGAGGGTCCACAATGAAAAACATATTATCACTAACACATCTTGCTACAAACATACCTGTAGAAATTGAATTGGACCTGGTTGAAATGACTTGGGCCAAAGATAAAAATCCAAAAACCATAAACGAATCCTGGGATAAATTATGTGAATCAGTCAGAGTAAGAACTGGTCACAATATACCAGGTGAATTTGAAATTGAAACTTTAGGCGGGAGGCCATTACATTAATATGAAAAATACAAGAACAACTAGTTATGTCATGACAGTACATACAGAAAGCGCAGGCGATATGCTTGAATTAAAAACACTTAGAAAGACTATAAGTATAGTTAATAAACATGCAAAAGATAATGAAAAATGGTCTAAAATTAGATTTGAAAATGGTTATTCTGTAAAACAACCAACAAAGCTTCCTAGGTACTATGTTAAGTGCCAAGCAAGAGGTCCTAGAACTAAGTTTGCAAAAGCATTAGGAAGACATCCTAGAGCTTTTGACCAATCATTACCTCTTAAATTTGCGGAGAAAATGGATGTCTATGTCTACCAAAGATAAAGCTTATAAAATAATAGCTAAGAAAAATCAAAAGGTTGTGGCTGAATATCTCTATGAACTAGAGGAATCTGCTGCAGCTTTTGCCAGTAAAATGAAAGAAAAAGGATATCAAGTTTGGGTTGAAAAGGTATACCTATAATGGAATATATTATTTTCTTTATTATGATTGGTGCTTGTGCATATCAATCATTTCAAATTGGTATTAAAGAAGGTTGTGAAAGAACAGTAAGAAAATTAATTGACGAAAGAATTATATCCATTAAATTAAATGGTGATATTGTTCCAAATAAATTTTTTAAACATTAAAAGTTTATAAATAGTATAAATTAATTTTTCTAGGAGTACTATGAAAAGCCTTAAAACTTTTATAAACAAAGATATTATTATTGAAGCAGTGGCTTTAACTCCTGCACAATTAGATGCAAATAATTCAAAAACTGGAAAAGCAAGAATTGATATTCTTAAACAATTAGTTGTACAAAAAAAGCCATTAGAATTGGCAAAAGGTGGTTCTATTGTTGTAACAAATATAGAAGCTGCTTTAATTCACATAGCTAATTTTAAAAAAAATCCATTACATTACGGTAAAAAAGGATTTCCATTAGAAACAGATTCAGGCACCTATATGTCAAATCAATTAGCTAAATCAAAAGTATTTGGTGGCGGAGGCGGCGGCGCAGGAAGTGGTACCAAAGATACAAAAAGAAATGAATCTCATAATGCTGTAATGATACATGCGATGTTAGAGCATGGTTATAACCAGCCATTAGAATTTTTTACTAATGATATATTAAAAAATGCTTACAATCTAGCAAACGTTGATGCATCATGGAATGAATTATCTGATATGCCAGATGCTTGGATATTATCATCATATAATATTTCGAAAGAACTAATAAAAAAAGGTTATGTTAAAAAAGGAATGACCATACATCGAGGTAGTTCAGAAATGATACGCATATATGCTAAGAAAAATGAAGCATATAAAAATATGGGATTAACTAAACTTAAAGATGATAAATGGAATCCAGGAGATGTATGGGCAATAGACAAAGGATTTAATGTAGAATCGCTTGATGCGTCAAATATTAAATCATTAAATAATAACATATTAGAAAATTTTGTAGATAAAAAATTAATTGGTATATCTCTTAAAGGTCCTATGACTAAAAATGTTCCAATAAAAGAATATAATGTCGATGTGTCTTCATTAAAAAAATACAAATATGCACGCTTTGAATTAGAAACAAAAGGCGGAAACTATTGGTCTGCTAAAAATGGTTCACTAGTTTATAGCTCAGGCATATTAATGTTTAAAGATAATAAACAGTTTGGAAATATTAAAGCTGAAATTAAAGGCGGTAAAGCAAGAGGCGGAGGATTGTCATGGGGAATTATGCATGACTATTTAGTTAGAAATGGCCGTCAATATGGATTAAAACCTCACGCTGCATATATTGTTAAACAAGCTAAAAAAATGGATAAAGGCGATGAAAGAGCAATAAAAGAATATTATACATATTTTAATTATTTTTATAATAATGTTTCTTATGAAGAATTTAAAAAGAATTTAAAAGAAAAAGATGGACAATGGATATCATCTAAATTTGCTATTACGATGGTAGCTTATCAATTAGAAAAATTAGGTGGTACAAAATTAAATGATACAATTACAAATTTTATTAACTATGCAGGTTCTGAATTATCAGAATCAAGTGCATATGTAAAAGCAGGAAAATAATGAAATCACTAACTAACTACTTATCAGAAGCCGCAGGTAAAAATACTCATATGACACATATTGAGGATTTGATTCTTGACGGCGGAGTTAAGGGGGCTCGCCAAGCTATCCTAGCGCTTAGGTCAATGAGGGATATGTTGAGCGGTAATGCAAAAGCACCAATAGACATTACTGTAAAGTGGGACGGAGCCCCCGCCGTATTTGCTGGAGAAGACCCGAGAGATGGTCAATTCTTTGTAGCAAAAAAAGGTATATTTAATGCAAATCCAAAAGTATACAAAAGTCATGCTGATATTGATGCAGATACATCAGGTGACTTATCTAAAAAATTAAAACTTGCATTCGACCATTTAAAAGGCCTTGGCATTAAAGATGTGATACAAGGCGACTTTATGTTTGATTCAAGTGATTTAAAAAAGGAGAAAATAAATGGAGTTGGACATATTACTTTCCATCCTAATACTATCCTCTATGCTGTACCTCTTACTACGCCATTAGCGAAAGAAATACAAAGAGCAAAGATTGGTATTATTTGGCATACATCTTATAGTGGTTCATCATTCGAAACAATGTCTGCATCTTTTGGTAAAGACATTGTAACTAAACTTAAAAAATCAAATGATGTTTGGATGGATGATGCTACATTAAAAGATGTAAGTGGAACTGCAACATTAACAAAGGCAGAATCATTATTACTTAGTAAAAAGTTATCTGATGCTGGTAAAATATTTCAAAAGATTGCTTCTAAAACATTAAAAGAAATCGAATCAAATAAAGAATTAAACCTAGTAATTAATGTATATAATAATTCAATGGTAAGAAAAGGCCAAAGAATTACAGATACATCAAAACATGCGAAAGGTTTAATACAATTTGTGACTGATAGATATCAAAAACAAATCGACAAACGTACATCACAAAAAGGAAAAGATATACAAATAACTAAAAGAGATGAATTATTATCCTTTTTTAGTTCAAGTAATCTAAAAAACTTAAAAAATGTATTCGATTTACATAATTTAGTTACAGATAGCAAATTAATTATTATAAATAAACTAAATACTCTCAGTAAAATGGGAACATTTGTAAAAACTAAATCCGGGTTTAAAGTAACCAACGTAGAAGGTTTTGTTGCTATAGACCGAATGGAAGGTGGCGCTGTTAAGTTAGTTGATAGATTAGAATTTTCAACTAATAACTTCAGCAAAGATATTATAAAAGGCTGGGATAATCCAGGCTAAATGGGAACCGAGGATAAATGACAATTAAATCATTCAGTGATTATTTAACTGAAAACACAAAAGAAGTTTCATTCGTATTTGGGCGATTCAATCCGCCTACAATAGGTCATGAGAAACTATTTGAAGCACTAAAGAAACAATCACGTGGTGGTTCATATCGCATATATGCATCTAAATCTGTTGATGCAAAAAAGAATCCTCTTCAATTTAAAGACAAAATAAAATTCTTACGTAAGATGTTTCCAAAGCATGCTCGTAATGTAATGGCTGATAAAGATATTCGTACAGTACTCGATGTAGCAGTAAAATTGTATGACCAAGGCTTTACCAAATTAAACATGGTTGCAGGTAGTGACCGTGTAAAAGAGTTTAATATATTATTAAACAAATATAATGGTAAACAAGCTAAACATGGCTTTTACAATTTCGAAGGTGCAATTAATGTAGTAAGCGCAGGAGAAAGAGACCCAGATGCAGAAGGTGCAACTGGAATGTCTGCTTCTAAAATGCGCATGACCGCTCAACAAAACGACTTAGCTGGTTTCGCGAAAGGGTTACCAGCTGGGTTCAATCCAAATGATTTGTTTAATGCTGTACGTAAAGGTATGGGATTAAAACAAGAAAGTACTTTTAGACAACATGTTGATTTACCTGTTGTTTCAGAAGTAAGAGAAGAATATGTAAGTGGTAATCTTTTTCAACAAGGAGATATTGTAAAAATAAAAGAAAGCTCTGAATTTGGTGAAATTGTTGTATGTGGAACTAACTATGTTATAGTTGAAACAGAAAATGGTAAGAAAAGACATTGGTTAGATAATGTTGCAATAGTAGAATATAATGAAATAGGAACTGATGAGTATACACAATACTTACTTAAAAATACACCTTTCGCTAAATTAGTAAAAGAAAGACAAGATAAAGATATTGGAAAAAGAAAAGGTTCACAACCTGCATCATATCATACAGGACTATCAAAGTCTACAAAAGTAAAAAGAGATGCTCAGTTTAAAAAACAAGCTAAAATGGATGATGATAATCCAGCAGCATATAAGCCTGCTCCTGGTGATGCTTCAGCAAAAACAAAGCCATCTAAACATACAAAGAAATTTAAACAAATGTTTGGTGAAATGGCAGAACATATTACATTCGAAGATTTTATGGTCGAAGCAAAAGGAACAGATACTGCTTTAAAGAAAAAAGCAGATAAGTCAGGTATGCCGTTAGGTATATTAAGACAAGTATTTAATAGAGGAGTAGCAGCATGGAAGACAGGTCATAGGCCTGGAACTACTGCAATACAATGGGGGTTAGCAAGAGTTAATTCATTTGTAACAAAATCAAAAGGAACATGGGGTAAGGCAGATAAAGACTTAGCCGCAAAAGTAAGAGGATAAAATGAAAACGTTTTTTCAATTAAGAGAAGCCAAAGTTAAAAAACTTAAATTGGACTTTGATATGGGAGACCCAAGAAAACATCAAGCTGATTGGCAGGAAGAAGATGTTTTTATAGTCAACTGGAACAAAAGTAAAATGGAAGTAACTGTTGAAGGAGAGCCTAAAGCTTTAGAGCAATGGTTAGTAGGAACTTATGGATACGATAAAAAAGAAGCTAAAGATGCAATGAGGAATGCAAAATGAAATTTAAA